TTAGGGCCTTTCGAAATGAGGAGAATCCTTTTTGCCCTTGAAGTCGGCTCCGCAACGGAGCCCGAGCTTAAGACCGATTTGATGCAGTGCTTCCCATGCTTCAGCCGGCGCGTTCCAATCGACGGACTTCCCATCCTTCGAAGGGCCCGCGTCGAAAGCGAGGCGTTCGATGTGCTTTGAGTCGAGCGTCCAGGTTACGGGTGTCTTCGTCTCGGCGTCGCCAAGCTGCCAGAGGCCAGCCTTGATGAAGGCCTTCTCGATCCATTGCGCCGAGGAAAAATCGTCCTCAGGGCGCGCAGCGAGACGGCCGCGCATCGCGTAGGCGAATTGCGTGACGAGTTCTCGCCACGTCTCGTTAAGCGCGGCGCCTACATAGCCTAGGCGCTTGAGCGTCGGATCAGATACAGCCGCGGCGAGAAATGCGCGGCACGTCGGTTGAAACGATGGGTCGAGGGATTCGATATCGTGGTGTAATGACATTATTCCGCTCCTACTTCTTTTCTTTCGCCTTCTGGGCGAGAGACTGCCGGTCCATCTCATCAAGGATCTGCCCCCGGACGAAGGGTGGTGACTGATCGAAAGTCTTGACCACGTTCTCGACGATCTTGTAGTCCGCCGGGTCGAGGTCAATCTCTCCCTTACGAATCTTCCGGGCGAGGTTTGAGAGCTTCTGCGGATCGTCCGGCTGCTTCGTTGACCCGACATAGTCTGAAACGACGACGTTCATCTGTCCGATCGGAGCGTCGTCAAGGTTTGTGACGTTGATGCCTAAAAAGTTGAGCCTTATTTTGCTGTTCTCCTTTAGCTCGAAGCCGCGGCCGTAGCGGTTACGTCTGTCTCAAGGCAAACCGTGAGCTTCCGTGTGTCGACGACCTTTGTCGTTCCGTTGACAAGCTCGCTCACGGAGCCGTCGGCTTCATCGATTACATGGAATCCTGCGGCCACGATTGCCGCTTTGAGAGACGTTGCGTTAGCCGAAGTCATTGCCATAAATACCTCCTATTAAGAACTAAAAGCATGCGTACCACTGAGATTTATATTGCTAGCAGAATTATTTCCCATTTTTTATCCTGCCTTAATAATAAGAATATCTACATAATATCCCGCGTATGTTATTACCCAGGGAGCTGAAGTTGATGACCGGGTCACATTGACAAGAATAGTTGTTGTCCCCGCAACTTGAGTTGCAAGAGTAAGCCCATTATCAAGATATAATACACGTCCTGTTCCTGTCCCTCCCCCGCCACTTGTAGTCACCAATAAAATATATGTTCCATATGCTTGTAAAGAATATGATGGATAGTTAGGGCAAATTTGAAAACAGGTTATCTGCCCACCAGCCGCATCGCATGTATGCTCAAATGATATTCCCCCACAGACATAACTTTGGCTTACTATGCTTAGGTAGTCACCTTCAATAGCAACATCACCTGATATTGTTAGTCCAACTATACTCGGAGATCCACCGATGCCAACTCGAGAATTTGCTCCACCAAATTGATAATAAGTACCACTCGTAGCATACAAACTACCACCAACGTTCAAGTCACCTGTAACACCGAGAGTTCCAGAAACAGTGAGATTGCCTACATTGCTAACTGATACTAAAGCAGTTCCATTTCGTGCTATTGCGAGTTTATCTGTTCCAACTCCGCCTTTACCAACACCGATATCCCAATAATACGATGCAGAGGTATCGCTCGCTAATCTTATTCCTGCACCTGTCATTCCGCTTGTAATGGTATATGGAATATGGGGATTTATAAACATGACCCACATATCAGCAGTAGAAGGATTAAATATAGTTGGGTATCCTGTACCTCCTCCCCAAGAATATGAAGTAGAGCCTATTGTGACATTATACGACCCAGCTTTAGTAGTTAGATTACCTACCGCATCTATTTTAATAACGTCGTTGCCCTCCATCCGTATCTTAAACAAGTCTGCATTGCTCGTAGACGCCGTAAGATTGCTGTCGAGGTATCCAACTATCGAGATACGTTCGCCGTAGCTTCCCGAGCCATTCCACCTGTCCCATTGGAGGCCGTGCTGCGTCGTTCCCGAGACTGTGTAGCCATGTTGGAAACGGCCGCTTGTATCGAAGTACGATTCGAGCGCGCTCGTCGTAAGGCGAAGATTAACTGCCTGGAAATAAATGTCCGAGCCGTCGAAATAGATGTACTTCGTCGTCGTGCCTATGCGGAACCGTCCCGAGCTGAGGTCGAAGTAGTTGAGGGCGTACTTGCCGGCGTAGGCACCGATGCTTGGGCAGGCGAGTGCGCCGACGGTGCCCGAATACGCGCCGGCGGTTGCCCCTGAGTAAAGCAAATTGGCATTGACGTTAAGGATATTTGCCGATCCATCAACGTCGAGGTTGGTTACGCCGAGCTTACCAGCTGTTATTGAGTTAGCGATTATATTGTCAGCGGTTAATTTTCCACCACCATTGAGCAGAACCTGTGGTTGAAGGAAATACCACCAGTCAGCATCATATCCATTATTATAGCCTTGGCGTATATAGGTGCTTGTGTCCGAGCCTGTCAATTGAAGTGCGTATATATTTGCAAATACCCCTACAGTGTATGATGGAGCTGGGACATCAGAAATATCGACAGTTGTACCAAGAATATATGTCTTTAAATATGCCAGATTAGTTGTATATTCAAAATCGTCAACAAAGTAACTGTTTGTAGACGTATATACATATAACCATTTCTGTGTGCTAGCACTCCAGATATAAACTTTAAAGGATTGTCCATATTGAAGACCAAGATATAAACCTGAGCCATTTCCGCCTGCATTACCTGCCTGCAAATAGCAGGAGAAGGAGAGTATCTCATCCGGTAGCACCTGAAAACCATCGGAAATTACATATGCACAGGTAGAGCGCGCCAATTTTAGTCCGCGCATCCCGGATACTGTTACAAGAAGCTGGGATATATCATATCCAGCCGACCAGCCAGATACGCCATCTGACGATGATACGAACGAGTTTATTCGGTTACGCGCTGTCACATAGAGCTTATCAGCAGTGATGCCACTAGCTGCTATTTTGCCTGCGGTTATAGTTAGGGCTGCTATTTGATCTGCGGTTACCGCACCGGCAGCCAATTTTGCAGTAGTTACCGCATTGGCGTATAACTTGTCGGTTGTGATCGCTCCGGCAGCTATATTGTTTGATGTTATCGTAAGCGATGCAATTTCGTTTGCCGTAACGGCACCGGCTGCTAATTTTGCAGTAGTGACTGCGTTGGCGTAGAGTTTGTCAGTCGTCACGGCACCTGAAGCAATCTCTGACGCCGTTACATTAAGGGCGGCTATTTTAGCCGTCGTCACGGCATCGTCAGCAAGTTTTCCTGTCGCTATAGCAGCATCAGCAAGCTTAGCCGTCGATATGGCCAAGTCAGCTATCAAGGCAGTTCCAATTGTCCCTGATAAATCCGTTGTCGGGACTTCCGATGTCCATCCGCTCGTACCTGCCGCGGTGAGGCTCGTGAGCCGATATAATTTTCCATCAGTAGTGAGCGATACGCAATCTCCAAGAATAAATGCTTGCGGTGAAGTATATGGATAAACGGGAAGAGTAGAAACTACGAGAATTGGGCGAAGGCCGGAAGCGAATTTAGTAAGCGTTATCGAACTAGCCGCAATACTGGCTTCTTGTATTTGACCCGCTACGATATCGGTGTAGAGCGTCGCTGTTGCGGTGAGGGCGCCCGAGGTCGTCCAGTCGCTTGTTGTCACGGGGTCGGAGCACCTCGCGCGGACGCGGAAGTAGTATGCCTGGCCTGCGGCAACGGGGAGACCAGAGGAGAGCGGAATCGGAAGGTAGCCTAACGTGAGAATATTGTCGCGCACGGTGAGCATATCGCCCGCGTTGCCTGTGTACCATCCTGAGGCATCGCTCACGGCGAGGAGGTTCGGCGCGTACCAGGTAGTTTTGTCCCGTGATATCTGCACGTCCCAGCCGTCGGCATTGTTGAGGTTGGCCTGCTTGGTGATCGCGATCGTAGCAGTGCGTTTCGCAACGGCGAAGGAGACGGTCGGCGCTGCGGGAACGTAGGTCCCATAGTTCGTCGTTGTCGGGGTGACAACAGCAGAATATTCAGAATAGAGGCCGTACTCAGAAATGCCGCGAACTCTATATTGATACGCCCCAACGACAGAGGACTCTGTGCCGGAGTCTATCTTGTCGCTCCACGAGCTTCCCTTGACTGCGCTCGCGATTACTTCCCACGTATTTCCAGCATCTGTCGATTTCTCTATGAAACCACTGACGTCGTCGGACGCAAGGGTGAAGTTTACTTCGACGAAAGCTGAAATATTTCCGAAAGCGGCAAACGCTACAGCAGAAACACCCGTTGGAGTGCCTGGGACAATGGCCTGAGTAACCGTGACGGCATCGGTCCAATCGGATGGTTTTGACTCGTTCCCTCGATAATCAATAGCGGAAATCTGATATTGATATATGCATTTTGTTGCATCAGAGTTCCAGCAATTGGAATCCACGAATTCATAGCTAGCAATCCCTGAGTCTGCTACCTCCGCGACGATGCTCACCTTCTGCGCGATTCCGCCTAGTATCTGGCGACGATATACGGAGTACTTCTTTACACCGGTCTGGTCATCGGTGGATTTGCCCCAGGTGACTGAAATTGTCGAATCGGCGTTATCGGTCGCGACCACCGATGAAGGGACGGTAGGAGGCGTTTTATCGGTGACAACTTGAATGCTTCGAGCGGTGTGCGAGTACGAGGAGGTCGGTACCGTCTGCTTCGCCGTTGAGCTCGGGCTCGTGTCGAGTATAAGAACGGTTATCTCGTTTGTCCCCAGGTCGGAATCTGGATTGATCGAGAGCACAAGGCAATAGCGCTCGCCGAAATAAGCCCGGCTGCTCGTCGATAGGTCGTCGGGCTGAAGGTGCGCGGTGATGGCCTCGAAGATCTTAAGATCGAGGTTTCTGGCCAGATTTAGTGTCGCGATTCTCTGCACATTTGCGAACAGTTTTGCATAGAAAGAAGCGGCAGATTGGGCATCGCTTTTTGAGACTAGATTTGTCTCTTTTGAAAGCTCGGAAATGACTCGAAATTTTGACACTACAGACTCTTCGTAAGTCGTGTCGTTTATGCTCAGATACGTGTTCTCTACATAGCTCTTGTAATATTCGAGCAGTATCGATGAATAGATGCTCGAGGAATCGGTCGCAACGGGCAACTCGTCACAGTTCAATACCTCGCATGAGTCCAGTACGCGAGAAACAGCTCGTGTAGCGTCAAGGACTCTGGCCGTTATTCGCCCATCGGGTCCAAACTCATAACGGAACGGCTGGAGTCCCGATTTTGAGACGTCATAGATGTACTTATAAAGCTCTGCCTGTTCAGTGATTAAGAGGCCAATATCGCCAGCAACGAGCGTCGATGAAAGCTCGCTCTCATACTCGCTCGTGTTGTAATTCGATTTCGTATAGGCGATACCGAGGAACCGGCCATTGAGGTCGGCGATTATGTCGCGCGGATAGGAGTGCCCATCCCATTGAAGTCCAGTCGGTCCAACGAGCTTGCAGGCATAGGAAGATCCCGAGTCGTCACGCCCATTAGATAGTTCAAGTAGTTCGTGCTCGTAATCAACCGAGACGACGGTAGCGGCAACCCAGGAGTCATCTACTTTTACATAGGCGGCTCCAATGTTGCTCGTGCCATCGGGGAGCCTGTATTTCGCATGCGTGCTCGAGCTTTCACTGTTTTCGTTCGGATTAATTGCGGTGAGCTTGCACTCCGCGATTTTCCCATACAGCAACGGGATGGGGTTCCCGACATCGCTGTCGTCGATGTTAGGGTAATCCGTGGCGTTGAAAGTCGCCGTCGGTATTTTTATGTCCTGGCTCTTGCGCTTGTCTTGCAGTTTAAACGTAGTTTCTTTGAGCGAGAACTCGTAATCCTCGACGTAGAGGCACTGAGTATGCGTGAGAGTTCCAGTTTTCGGGTCATAGTAGTAGATGAAAAAGTCGTTGCCGTAGACCGGCTCATCGATGAGAAAATCGAGCTCTCCTTTGTACCGCCCTGAGTTGTTCGCCACCGCGTCGCCGGAGACGAGCTTTATTCCCCCTGAGTCAGTGATATCTTCCGACTGCGTAGCATCCGGAATCGACTCGATGATAGGCAGATATTCATAATCGTCTATATAGGTCACGTCGCCCTTACACATGCCGAATGCAAAACCGTACTCCATGGTCGCGTTCGAGGGTGTGAAGTCATGATCCATGTGGACGAACAATTCTTGCGACGAGCCATCCCAATAAAATGACTTTTCCTGGGCCTCGCAGTCGGCAACAGATGAAGCCGAGAAATATTTATTGAGGTAGTCCTGCGTGACCTGCTTTAGATTCGTTCTCACATTTTGCGAATCATTCGGCACTCCAAAGGTGGTTGTCCAGAAACTCGCATAGGAATACTGCGAGATTTTCGTCTTCCATACGAAAGGGGCGTATGGAGAAGCCTCAAGAGGAAGTGCTTTGTTTCGGACAAGCTCGGCGACTATCATTTTCTACCACTCAATAATAATGATTCCAGCGCCACCGGCGCCGCCAGCGCCTCCGGCCCCTCCTGGCCCGCCACCGGAGCCACCACCACCACCACTGCCATATCCCGATCCAGCAGATCCCGCGATTCCTACAACACTTACAGAAGTCGCTGCCCCATCGCCTCCAGAATGGCTACCAAAGAGAGACATTGCGCCGCCACCTCCGGCATTATAACCATTCCCCCCATTTCCACCGTATAGCCCATAACCGGATGACGCTATACCTACTACTCCGCCTGCATTTCCTGCCCCACCTCCTCTCGCGCCAGCAGTCCCAGCTATTCCTGGGGTAGTCCCAGATCCATTTCCGCCATTTCCGCCAACTCCTCCGGCTGAAAGTAAAATCAAGCTACCAACACTTGAATTCCCAGTTCCAACAATTATCGCCAGCGTGTCTCCTGGAGTGACCGCGAATGAAGATTTGTATATTGATTTTCCTGCACCACCTCCGCCTGCGCCTCCAGCATTACTGTTTGTTCCACCAATACCACCAGCCCCTCCTGCTCCACCAGCACCGCATCCGCTTATAAGAAGCTGTGTAACTCCGGCGGGGACAATAAAGGTGTCATTGGCTAAAAATATTTTAAATCCATGCGTCAGAAGCCTATCAGACATATACAGATTTCCGCTCGCGTCGTAGTAGCCTTTATACGCTGAATTCCATGATACCCCCGTTAGATTGGCAACGAACGATGCAGTAGCCGATGATCCCGAAACCATGAGCTTCACATAGTCGCTTGCCGTCCCCGAAATAGCTGTGTCCGCATCGGCAACGAACATCGAGCCGCCGATATTAAATAGCGATCCTTTGAGCACATTGCTTCCGGATATGCGGATAGGATTTTCTTTGTCGAGGACGAGGGCCGCGAGCTGCGCGACGACCGCAGACCAATCGCCTATACCTGAAGGCGTAGAACCGGGCGCAGATATCTTAGTTATAGCCATTATCGAGCCTCCTGGAATGTGATGCTTCCCGAGTACTTATTTTGCTCTTCTCGCTGAAAACTAGGCGCTTCCGTAATGATGCAGTACATCGGTTTTCGAGGAGAATGCGAGAGCTCGTAGAAATCGGCCCAAAGGTGAGCTCCGATGCCAATGCTTTCGTATGCAGAATTGAAGACCGAATATTCGTCACCGGTTATCGAGGTAAAGTTGAACGTCTCAAGGCGCAACGGGGCAAAATAATTCGCCACTATTTGGCCGTTTGGCGACGACGACGAAGATGAATTATCCGTATGCGTATAGGTAGGATCTGGGTCGGGGTAAGGAAGCGTCAATTCCGATCCGCAGGCAACGCCTCCGATGCGTACAACCGCTCCTGCGGCGCAGGTCGCTACGATGCGAATGGACGAGACGGAATACAGAGAATCTAAGTGAAGCGTAACTATGTCTTCAGGATTAGATATGGTCCTCGTATAAATAACTGTTCCGCTTGCATTGAAAAGCGTAATCGTTATAGATGCTAGATTATGATATCCGATATACATGCAATTGACCTGGGTAGGCGCCGAGAAGACCATGCTGATAGTCGTCGAAGCAGCAGATGCCTTGAATACTTTGTAGAGAAACTGATGAACGAGATTCGACGCCGGATAATTCGTGTTGACGCTCGACGCGGTGATCGTTGCATCTTCGGCGGCATTGAAGAATAGGATCTTCATCCCTTTATCCTCACATTTCCGTTTCGGATGCGCCGTGCAGTAGATTCGGCGACTACCTGGCCGTCGAGAACGGACTGCACGGTGATGATCGTGTCTCCCCCGCCAATTTTTCCACTCGATATCGCGTTGAATAGAGCGGCCTGCTGCGCTCGGGTGAGAATCATTTCGCCTGAGTTTACGTTTGCCTGTATGTTGTCGCCTGAATAGCTCGAGCCGAGGACGATGCCGCCAGTTTCGTAGGACGGGGCGACGGGCTTCGCGGCTGCCGCCGCTGCATACTCAGCAATACCCGCTGCACTCACTAGACCGCCGACGATTAAATTATAGGGCCACGAGTAATCGTAGAGCGCTCGAGCAATTCCTTCTGCAGTACTGATTGTGATATTTACTAGGCTAGCTTCCCATGAAGCCATGTTGGACTGGTATTCAAGTTCGGCCTTTTTCTTATTGTATTCGACCTCGAGGTTATACTCATCAAGCTCTTTCTGAGTTGCCGCGGCTTTGGTTGTTTGCCCGGCTGCAAGTTCGGCCGCTACCTCATCCTCGAGATACTGTTTTTTTGTTTTCCCGTCATACTCAATTAATTCTTCCTGCTTGTTATACTGATCCTCGAGGGCAGAGAGCTGCTTGGATATCGACGACTGATATGCGGCGGTAATAGAGCTAAATACCTTTTTAGCGGTGCTGCCGATTTGACTCCACAGCTCATTCTGAGCCTTCTTGGCCGCTTCGATAGCGGACTTGTCCTTGAGAATCGCGTAGAGTTCTTTTATCTTCGCTATAGCCTTTTCTTTTTCATCCACGCTCGCTTCGCTTGATTCTACGTCTGCGATTTTGTGTTGTTCTTCAAGGAGTATTGAGTCTTTGACTAGGCCATTTTGCTCGGTAAGCGCTTTAATCTGAAGGTCGTACTTAGAAATCTGGTCTTCGGTTGCACTATTCGCTTTCTTTGTTGCTGCATCTTTGTCCTCGATTTCCTTACGAGCGTCTGCGATTATTTTTTCTACAGCCTCCAGGTGCTTTTGCTCGTCTTCCTCGGCGGCGGCCTCAGCTTCGATTGCCGCCGTGAGTGCTTTCTCTGCGTCGGTCTGGCTAGCAAGAGTCTTTACGGTGGCCGACGAATCAGAAAGCTTGTATTGAATCTTAAGCTTCTCGAGGGCATCAATCTCGGTGTCCATAACCTTCTTGAGTTCTTCGCGCCCCTCGGTCTCAGTGAGTAATCCGCGCGATACCTTGTCATCAATGAGGGCGACGGAATCTGCATAGTCCTTCTCTATTTTCCCTCGTGCCTCGGTAATCTCGGCGGCCTGCTTCTCTGCCGCAAGTGCGGCGGCGGCGGCCTTTGCCTTCTTCGCGTCGGCGGCAGCCGCCGCTTCGGTGGCCGCAATGGCAGGTCCGTATGCAGACTTTATCTTGTCGAGCTCACGGTAATAGGCCTGGTTAGTCTTGAGTGCCTCCAGCCTCTGATCGTTGCCAAGTTTCCCTGTGTCGATGAGCTCCTGGTTGTATTTTATAACGTCCACGAGGGCGTCGTGATAGGCTACGATAGTTGCGGTATCGTTTTTTTCGGCAGTAGTTTTATCTTGCCATGCCTTTATGGTTTTATTTAAATTATCGAGCTCTGTGTCGCCCATCAGTATTTTTAAGCCCCGCTCGTTAGCGTTCGCTAATTCAATAAAGGCTTTCCGAAGCGCGGTTAATGGCCTCGATATGAACTTCCCTATCTGGGCGTTCATATTGTCAAGGGCGTTTCCGAGTTGCTCCTTCGTTCCCTTGGCAGTCTGCGCAACAGCCTCTGACGTCCCACCATAGGCGGAACTGAGGGCCTCGAGAATTACTTTCTGTGCTTTTTCTTGGTCTCCCGATTTTACGAGGGCCGCGAGGAGTTCTTTCTCTTGTGCCGTGAACTTGAACCCCTGGCGCGAAAGGGAATCCATGCCGTTTATCGGGTCATCGAGGGCCTTGCCGACAGCCTGTGCCGCCGAGGTTAGGTCCATCTTCATGACCGTAGCCATGTCGAGGACCGCCTTCGAGGCTGCGGTGAAATTGTCGCCCTTTATGTTCTTAAACCCGAGCAGGACGCCCTGCATGGTCTCGATCGTGTCGTCCCCGTAGGTCGTCGTCTTCTCCAGCGATTCGGCCATGCTCGCGATCTTGGCCGAGGAAGTCCACGCGCTCGCGCCTGTGTCCTTGATGATCTGGTCGAGTTTTGCCCGAGCGTCTTGCTTCGCAAAATATGCGTTTTCGGCCTCGCCGATGTAGTCAATAGTCTTTCTGATAACCTCAATGACGGCAGTCAGACTCACGAGCGAGGTCAGGGCTCCGGCCGCCTCTTCCTTCATGCCCTCGAATACGCCCTTTTTGCCCATCGTATCGAGTTTCCCGGTGAGCCCGATGATCTCCGTGTTGATCTGCTTGTACTGCGCAAGCTCGTCGGTCGTGTATTTCCCGCGCGCAATCGCGTTTTGCGTAATCACGGCAAGAAGCTTCTGCCGCTCGGCGATCTGTGTCTCGATCGCGGCCTTCTCGGAGATCGCGCCCGACTCGACGAGTTGCGTCGTGAGATTGAGCTCTTCGGCGACGCCCGAGATCGCCTTGCGCCACGAGTTGACCATGCCCTCGGTGATTCTATTCGTTGCGGTTTGGTTCTCGATCGCGAATTGATCGAAAAGGTTCGACACACCCTGCATGTCGATCTTAAGCTTCGCGAGGTCTACCCTAACCGCGGAGTAGACCGAGCCCGCATCGATACCGCTACCCACGGTGATGCTTCCTCTCCTCGTGGAGGACATACCAGGCGCGCAGGTTGATCTCGTCGCGGTTGAAGTCGGTAAAGTTCCCAGCTACATGGTCGGCCGGGTTGTCGTGGCCCTTCTCCGCGAGGACTGCGGCATCGAGGAGCATCTTCTCGGACACCTTCTTAATGTCCGATTTTGCAAGGCCCACAGCGTAGGAAAAGACATAGGCGGTGAAGTCAGAGGGCAAGAGGTACTCGCTCATCATCTCGAGACGCTGGGCCTCGAGCATGAACTCTTTCTTTTCAGGCCCCTCGGGCAGTGGGAAGAGTTCGCGCTCGATTTCTAGCACTCTGTCGTGTGCAGCGAGCACGCTCTTATCCGCGCCGACGACGCGCATGAGATCGGCATAGGAAGGCCGAATGAGCGCGGCCTGGGTGATCTTGTACTGCAGGCGCGAGTACTCGAGGATTTCCTCGAAGGTCGGCGTCTTTTTCGGCTCGGTCACCGTTTCTATGAGGCTGAAGTCGCCGCAAGCGCGGATCTGAACCTCGGAAAGTTCGCGCAGGAGGACGGGGACCATTACCTTGTGGAAGGGCGCGAAGATGACGGGGAATTCCGCCATCTCGATCTGCTCGAGAGCCGACGGCATGAAGATGACACGGGGCGCCGGGATGAGGTGGAGTTTTTCGAGCAGATTCGTTTTCATCCTGGCGTCCCTCTTGCCTTACACGTTCTCGAGGTCGAGGGCCTGGAAGGCTGTGATCGAGAGGTTCTCGTCGCGGGCGTCGCCGAGGATGACTCCCGACTCGTTCTTGTAGGCCGTCGAAGTGATTGCGTAGGTCCACTCGGCGAGGTCGAGCTGCCTCGTTGCGGGCTTCGCGCTCGTGCACTTGGCCGATCGGATGAGGCGCTTCACGTAGCCGACGAGGTCCTTCTGCTTGTTCGTGCCCTCGCGATAGGCCGCGTAGTAGGCTTCAAAGAAGAACGTCGGTTTGGCCGAGTCTATGGTCGGTTCCTCGAAGGTTTCAGCGCCTGCGGTCGTGTCATCATAGACACCGCCCGTCATCGCGGCCCGGAGATTGTTGTCATGGGCCAGGTCGATGAGCGTATAGGCTGCGCCCTTGCGGTAGCCGTCGACGATGACCTCGATATCCTTGCCGTTGGCGTCGGTCTTCGTCTTGGTCTCGTCGGCCTTGAGCGTGGGCTCCTCGGCAAGGCTCTGCGCGGTGTCGAGCTTGATCCACTTTGCACCATAGCCTTGGCCGATGCCCGCATATTTCGCGACCTCGCCGTAGACCTGGAGCCACTTCGCAGTCCCGGGCGTGGTGAGCGCGAGCATGAGGCGGTTTGTAGTCGCATCTTTCGAGGCCGTGAGGCCCGTGAGCGTGGTCGCGACGAGCGCAGCGACCAGTTCGGTCAGAGTGACCGCGGAGATGCTGCCCACCGCTGATAGGTCGATCGTGTCCGCCTGCTCGACTCCGGCGTCGACCTTCCACTTGATCGTTACAGCGGCAGGGGTAACGGCCTTAGAGAAGTCGAACGGACCGACGCCGCCCAGGACACGAGAGACGGTGGGAATCGTGCCATCGGGATTGTGCGGCATGAGTCGGAGGAACACGAGCCCGAAGTCGTATCGGGCACCAGAAAGTAAACTCATTTTATCCTTCCTTTCGGGCTATGCCCGTATCAGTCAAACGAGGGCATCCAGTACACCCTCTCCATAGAAATCGTTGAATCGCTTGAGACCGGGAGCACGCCGGTCTGGGTGCCCTCGAGATAGCGGAGCTGGTTCGTGTTGCCGTGACGGTCCGCGACGATGAGGTAGTCGAGCGCGCTTTCGACGTTCCCGCGCATGTAGTCCTCGAGATCGAGCTCCTGGCCTGCAGAGAAATGTCCGATGACGCGAAACGTAGTCTTTCCAGCCATTGACTCCATCTTCACGACGACGTAAGGCGCCTTCGGCATAGAGGCCTCGCCGAAGGCGATCGGCGTAACCTTGGGCTGCGCGGCCTTGAGAACCGCGATGATCTTCGTCGTCATACGGCCAGTCCTCCCCAGAGTTCCGAGAGGTCCTTGCGGAAGAGGCTTTCGAACTTGAGGACCGTGGGCCAAATTGCCGCGTACTTACGATCGTTTGCGAGCTCGAGGTACACGCCGTATTCCGCACCATGCGCCAAAAACCACCCGACGGCCTGGTCGCCGACCTCGCGGAAGGCCTCGGCAAACATCTCGCGCGCCGCCGTATGGGTACGATTCGTCCAGAAATAGTTAGCGTCCTGATTCGAGCGGAAGTCGGCCAGAGCGCGCGCCGCGTACTCCTCGCAGAGGGCATAGATCGCGGCCGTCTTGCGGTCGTATATCTCGTAGAGGTTTCGGACGACGCCGCTCACGTCGGGTTTATCCACGGCTTCCCCTCCTCTCGAGGATCGCCGCGAGCACGCCGATAGCCTCAAGCGCCTCGACCTCGGACAGGTCGAGCTTCTGGCCGCCGATCGTGACGCGGATAGGGAGCGGACGCTCGAGGGCGAGCGAGGTCGGTAAGGGTTCGAGCTGGCCAGAGGTCAGATGCTCAGGGGCTTTAGACATTAGGCGCGCTCCGCAGGTAGTCTATTTAGAGCGGCGCGAACGTCGGCCGAAAGAGTCTTGATCGACTCGCCCAAGTTTTTTACCTCTACTTCTAGCCCTGTCACCGCGCGCGCGGTCGCGTAGAATTCAGCGTGTTGATCGCTATTCCTTTCTCGATCCTCTTTCATGCGATCCTCCAGATTGTCGAGACGAGCATCACGACGCCCGAGCGCGACAAGGAATCCAGCGATAGTAAGCAAGAGGGCAAGAGCGGCGATGACTATCGTGATGATTTCGGCGGTGCTCATGATGCCCTCTTCGTAAGCGCTGCCTCTGTGGCGTAGACGTAGCCGAGATAGCGCAGGGTATTCAGTGGACCGACGGTCCAGGAGGAGCCCAGGGCGGCGAAGGTATCCCCCTCGAGAAGCGGCGCCGTGTGATCGGTGAGCACATACATCGAGAGATTCGTCCCGAGCCCCACCGGCGTCTCTTTGTTCTCAGGCACGCTCGAGGACTCGTGCGAGAGGAGCACGCGGGCCTTGAAGGTCGTAGGCGTGCCATAAGGATCTTCAACCTGTCCGCCCATACCGTTGTCCTTCATGGGTTTGCGCGAGATCCCGATGATCGAAGGATCCTCGGCGATGAGCATGGCGATGCCCTCGCGGAGCTGCCTAAGGCGCGCGTCCATCACATGCCCCCACCGACGAGCGGCCGACGCGTGAAAATATAGCGGCCGGTCGAAGTCCCCTCGTCCTTAGCCGCCTCTTCGTCCATGCTCTCGGCAAGGGCCTTATAGAAGGCGTAGGTATCCGAGAGAGTCTGGTATTGCATCGACTCGGCACCATGGCCTGCTCGCGCGAGGCCCATCCGCTTACCGATCGCGGCGAGGATGAGGCGGATCGCCCGCGGCGCTGCTCGGTCGATGCCGTAGAGGTCGATGAAGTTATCAAGCCGATCGTCGGCGAGCTCGAGATCCGCGTGCGCCCAGACCGGAGTATCCGAAGTGGAGAGGTCGGCGTCATAGATGACGTATTCCCCGGAGTCTTCCTTGCGGTACGCGGTCTGAAGAGCGCCGGTCGCAGGGAGCGCAGCGGCAGTGGCGACCGTCTCGAGCGCGACGACGCCCGAGGGGTCATTGATGCGGAGGCGAAGTTCCTTTAAGTCTGCCCAGGTCGCCAAGGTTGCCCTCCCCTTCAAAGCCGGCCCTCAGGTAGCCCCGAGGGCTGGCCGGATTACTTCACGCCGCCGCTATCACGGAAGCGTGATCTTGACGACGTAGCCGGACCCCGAGACCAGGCCGGCCGCCTCGCCGAAGAACTCGTCGCTGTACTGAGCCTGCCCGAAATAGGCGATCTGGCCATCGCGAGCCGCGGAGAAGAGGTCGCCACGGCCGGTCTCATAGGTGAGAGGCCGCTTCGTGACGACATAGTTCGGCGCGCCGTAGCTGCCGGGGACAAAGAGGAACGCGGTTCCCTTCGTGACACCGGCATAGCTGTACTTCCGATCGCCGACGGTGATCGTGTCTCCCTTGTAGGGCCAAATCTCGGTGACCTCGGTGAGGGGCTGGAGGTTGATCGCCTTGCCCTTCGAATTGTCGAGCTGGCCGTTAATGACGCGGTTGATCTTGCGCTCGTCCGCGTAGGCGCACATGAGCGTCATGCGCGAGGCGTCGATCGGAAGCAGGGTCGTCGGATCGATGAGACCGCGAAGGAGCTCGATCGCGTTGTTGATCGTGAGGTACAGTTTCTCGTCGTAGGTCGCACCCGTGGTATCGGCGACCTGGGACTGGTTCGCGGGGTAGGTATACCCGACGATCTTGCCGATGGTGAGGTCGTTGCGGAGGGCGACGAAGGCGCGCACGAAGGCGTCCGCGACCTTGGAGAGGCTATAGATGTCCGAATCGAAGAGCTCGTCCTCGAGAGTTCGCACGTCGCCGAGGCCGTAAAGCTTGACGAGCGCCGAGCCCTCCTTCCCGGTTTTGTGCTGCATCATCGGGACCTTGTCGCCGCGGCCCTTAAACTCCTCGAAGGCGCCCACGAAGGGGAGGAATTCGTCGAAGAGTATGGACTTCGAGGCGTCTAGGCGCGTGGTCTCCTGAGCGACCAGGTTGGTCATGTCGGCGGCCTCGATGCGACGGCGAGTGATGTCCAGGCGCAGGAGGTTCACGAAGGAGTAGTAGTCCGAGGGGAACTGCGCAGCGTTGAAGTTTGCGCCCTTGCCCTGAGCCGTGAGCGCGTTCTTGACCGCGTTCCGTTTCTTGGCGAGGTCGGACATGAACTCGTCGAACTTGGGCGACTGCTCCCACTTGGGGGAGCCGGCCTTCACGATGACCGAGGAGTTATAGCGAGGGTCTATCGCCTCGCCGAGGCTATCCTTCTTCACGTCGTCCGCGAAGAGGCCCGAGGAAAACCGCCCGCCGCGCGCGAGGTTGCGCTCGACGACATCGGCGGGGTAGAAGGACTTGATCGAGTTGATGGTGGGGTTCATTGCTTCTCTTCTCCTTACGCCACGGCCGCGTAGCGGACCTTCTCGAACCGGAACACGTTGTCCGCATTCTTGGCCTTGGTCGTGTAGCCGACGAGGGCGTTGCCCGCGGCGGATGCAGCTGCGAAAACCTTGGTCGTGGGGTTGTAATAGATGGCCGCTCCGACCGATGCGCCCACGGCGACGGTCGAGAGCGCATCGATCTCGACGCCCTGGCGGATGTCGAGGGTCAGGTCGTCCCCGATCGCGGCCGTGTTCAGCGCAATGCCGAGCCAAGGCCCGAAGATGACGAGATCGCCCTGCGTGACCGCAGCGGCAGCGACAACGGTGATAGTGTCTGCGACTTCTTTGATCTGGTTCATGGCCTAGCCCTCCCTTAGAGCTCGACCGCAGCGCCGGACTCGAAGCCCGAAGCCTGGTCCGCGCCGTTCTGCTTGGGCGCGACACGATTGACCTCCGAGTTCATGTCGGCGGCCTCAGCGTTGAGGCGCTTCATGATCGGATCGTCCTTGAGACCCTCAAGCGCCGCGTTGAGCTTCTCGCTCACGAGGCCCCGGGTCTCTTTCTCGACGTAGGTATAGCGATCGTTCGCCACGCCCTCGGCGTTCTTCTTCGGTCCAACGAGCGCGACGATCGCGTTCTCGCGGGCGGTCTCGGCGCCGGCATTGATCTGGGCCTTCATGGCCTTGATCTGCGCAATTGGATCGCCCTCGCCGAGCTCGGCCTGGATGGCGTTCAGCTTGGCCGCCGCCTCGGCATCGGCGTTCGTCTTGATCTGTCCCTCGAGGCCCATCGCCTTGGCGATCTCGGGGAGCGTGATCTCGGCGTTCTGCTTGAGGGTCGCTATATCGCCGAGGACTTCTTCTTTCTTGCCCATGGTTCTTCCTCCGATGCTCGACGCCTTCGCGTCGATATTCTTGATGAGCTCGTTTGCGATGTCCGTAAGCTCGGGGCGGCCATCCTGCGCGGCGCGGGCCGAACTATGTCGGAGCGCGGAACGGAAGACGATGCCGGCCTTCCCATAGGGATAGCCAGGAGCTAGTTCAAGGTCGCCCGAACCGGGCGCCCAGGATGACAACTTGTCGACCTTGCCTTCTGCGATAAGTTTCTTCGCCGCGCTGAATGCTTCGGGCTCGGCCGCGTTGGTCTTCATGTCCATAGCGCCGGACCCGAGGTCGACGGCATCGTTCCGCTCGCCGTAGAGAGACTCAACGCACTGGCGCACGGGCTCGCCGTCGGGCGTGCTTTGAACGACGTCGCGGGTATAGGACACGATCGAGTAGTCGACCATGCCCGCCTTGTTCATGGCGATGAAGACGCCGTTATCGCCAGACTCGCCCTTCGGCGGGATATAGTTCTTCAGGTAGACCGTTCCGGAGCCGTTGCCCTTCGATTCCACACGGCCACCGACGAGGAGTAGGTCAGTCGGCCCTCGGGCGCCCCACTGCGTTGTGTGGCCTCGCGCACTGCCCGGTATCGGCGCGCTGTTGAGCTTCGCGATGTAGGAGTTCCAGAAGTCCTCGGTGTAGGTCCAGCCGTTCGCCTGCGTCGGGTAGTCGATTGCCTCGATCTTGTAGTAGGGCGCAGTATCGCCGGTCTGGAAGAGCGCGAGCGAATCGGCGCTTACGAGAGTAGGAATCGACTCAGGCGAGATATTGAGTTTCGAGTCCGGCGCGCTTCGGAAGTTGTATTTCTTCGGTTCCATCTCGATCTCCTTACGCCACGGCTTTGTACTGCGTGTAGTACCACGAGTCGATATAGTCGACGTCTCCGCCCTGAGCCCATGCGGTGAGGTCGGAGAGGAACGCTTTAGAATCCCGAAGGTGCGGGCGAACGGAACACCCACACTGTGGATGGGGATAGGTCGGGATATTGCCCTCCATGTAGGGGCCGCCCGCGGCAAGATCCTCGCACTCGCAGCCCCAATGCTGGCGCCCTGCCTGGAGTACCCAGTCGTAGAGGCCGTCATTTGCCGGGTTGGCCTCGCCAGAGAGCACGGCCGCGTCCTGCAGCGAAGCGCCGAGCTCCGAGCGCACGAGGCGCGCGGCTCGCCAATCGATGCTCTTCGGGATACGCTTCGCGAATTCCGCCGTTCCACGCTCGAGGTTGCCCCAACGATTAAGAAGCGCGACCTTGCCATCGGCGGGATAGACCTGAATGTCGCGCGCGATCTTGACCGGGTCGCGCCCCTGGGCGATCCCGGAGGCAACGGTCATCTTGATAGACTCGAGCCAGTCGCCGCGCACACCATCGCCGCCCCATATTCGCTGGGAGAACGTATAGCCGTCCGACCATAGGCGCGAAGAGAGCGAGGAGACGACTTTCGAGGAAACAGAGGCCACGAGGCGCCCGAGGCCGTCCTCGGTGATACGCTTCGTCGCCCTCGCGAGCTTGGCCGCGGTCCAGATGTAGTCGGCGTCGATCTCAGGGAAGAGCGATGCGGTCCGGGTGATGACCGTTCGCGTCGTGGCCTCGGTCCCGCGCGCGACCTCGTCGGCAGCCTGGGCGAGCTTCGAGGCGAGGACTTGCCAGCGCCCGACCGTGAGTTCGGAGAGCCCGCGATCGAGGGCATCCTGCACGACCGCGGCCGCCTCTTCGGCGGCTTTCTGGTAGACATCGACAAGCTGTCGGCGCGCAGCGATATCCATGCGCGCGGCCATGGCTCGAGCGGTCGCATACCTCGTCGCGTAGTCCGCGGCCGACGGGCCGCTCTGGCTGTAACGGGCCCGGACCATGAGGGCGAAGTCGGCGCTCATTCCTTGCCGTCCTTCGCTGCCCGCTCTTCGCCGTCTCCGGGCTCGGTCGTATCGAGCGGCGCTGGTTCGTTGCCCTGCTTGCCGTCTGCGCCCCGACCCTGAAAATCCTCGAGGCCCGAGCCGTACTGCTCGCCGACAAACTGATGAAAGAGCGCCATGTCCTGGATGCCCGCGAGGAACTCGTCGAGGTCGCCGCTCTCGGCCTCGGGGAAGTTGACCTGCCAGAGGTTGTAGACCATCTTCTTCGTGAGCGTGCAACTCTGGGCGAGCTGCCCTAGGCCCGCGGCGAAGCGCTGGAAGATCTGGCTCTTCACGTCCGCAGAGATCGACTCGAGGCGGTTCCACCCCATCTCGAACTCGGCGTACTTCTCCATGCGGACGATCGAGAGGATGCGCAAGGAAGCGGCATAAATCTGGTAATAAGGCACGTCCTCTTCGCGGCGAATGGCCTCGACGTAGGAGACGGCTTCCTGCATTTGCGTGTCGGCCGTGGCATGGTTGCCCGTCGCGAGTCCGCCCCAGAACATCTCGGGGATGCCCGAGCCCTCGAAGATTTTCCAGTATTTGCGCTCAATCGCCTTCTCGTGTGCGGCCGTAGCGTCGCCAGGAAGAAAGACGTAATCAGTATCCTCGTCCTCGCCGTTGATGATGAGGTCGGTTCCTGAAACGTCGTACTCGGCGAGGAGGTCCGGGTCGTTTGCCCCGAGGTTATTGAGGAGCCAGCGTCCGACGTCCCTGACGCCCTGCTTCTGTTTCGGCCTGAACTGCGTGAGGATCTGCGACACCATGTAGTCGATATCGTGGTAATCCTTGAGGTCGCGGATGATGCGGGAAAAAACCGAATAGCCGCGAAGCTCGTCCTCGTCGGCATCGTGGGCGAAGTTGATCGGCAGTATCCCGGCGACGTTGCGCGAGGTCGAGTCGGTGACGCCAAGAATTCCCGCCCCGATCCAGTTGACCGAGACACGGTCGCTCTGGAAGCGGCGCTTGCGGCGCGCGTGCTGTGTCTGGTTTTCACCGATCGAGAGCAAGTAGTCCTCGTCGGTGAGAATCGCGTTCGGCTTCCCGGTAATGATGTCGAGGAGAATGTCGGAGATAGAGGAATCGGGAATCGCTTCCCAGACGAGGGCCTGGGTCGCAGCATCAAAACGAGGGAAGCGCCAGGCCGTCCCGGCGAGGAGGCGCGTGCGCTCGAGCTTGACGATGCGATCGGCCATCATGGCCGTGATCTCGTCGAGGACCTCTTGCGTGCGCTCATCGTCGGAGTGCGGCGTCGGCAGGCCCATCATGTTGATCGGGATGTTGATCGGCGTGAACATGAGAGGCGACGCAAATTGCAGCCCCTGGAAGGTGCCGTGATAGGCTCCCTTGAGCATCTCCTCATTGGCGACAAATCCGCCCGTAAGGTCGCGCTGATTAGGCCGGCGAGCGCGCGTCCTCGTCGGCGTATCCTTCTCCTTCCCGAAGAGCCACGAGAAGGGGCCGGGCTTTCTGTCTTCGATCGTCATCGCCTGGCCCTCCTCTCTGCGAGGGCGGCGCCGATGCGGGGATCGCCGGGAGCATTCCCCACCTGGAGCGTGTAGCCGTCTGAAAGGTTGTCGACCTGGTCGTCGTGTCCCTTCCCCGTTCCATCGAAGCGCAACAGCTCGTCGATCCAGTCGTTGTTCCAGTCGCCTTTCTTGACGTGGACGTGGTAGGGCGCGGCGAAGATCGGCTCAAG